ATAATCGAGGTGCGTTTCGGCCGCGGTGAGCGGAGGGTGTTCAAGCGGCGTCGCAAGATTCGGCCGAGCGTGTGGGCCGAGCAGCACCGGGTGCTCACCATGTCATCGCTGCCAGGGCCGTGGAAAAACCACGTCACGCCATACCTGGTCGGCATCATGGACGCCATCTGGCACCCGGCGGTCGAGACGGTCATCTGCTGCAAGGCGCCGCAGACCGGCGTGACGGAGGCGGTTTACAATTGCATCGGCTATTCGGCGGACTGCGACCCGGGGCCGGTCCTGGTGGTCATGCCGGACGAGATCACGGCGCGGGACAATAGCCGCGACCGCATCCAGCCCATGTTCTCATCCTCCACCAAGCTCTCGCGCTACCTAACTGGCAGCAGGGACGACGTCTCCGGGCTGCGCATCAACCTTACGCACATGCCCATCTACATGGCCTGGGCGCGGTCGGCCGCGCGGCTCGCCAACAAGCCGATCCGCATGGTGTTTTTCGACGAGGTGGACAAATACCCGGACTTCTCTAACCAGCGCGAGGCGGACCCGATCTCGCTCGGAACCAAGCGCACCATCACCTACCGCCGCACGCGCAAGCTCGTCAAGAACAGCACGCCCACCATCGAGGCCGGCCCCATCTGGCAGGCCATGCTGCACGAGGCGCAGGCTGTGTTCGACTGGGTCTCCGTCTGCCCGGACTGCCGGCGCGAGCAGGTGATGGAGTTCGGCCATGTGCGCTGGGGTGATACCCGCGACGCCGAGGCAGTGGAGCAGCAGCGCCTGGCCTGGTACGAGTGCGGCCACTGCGGCGCCAGGTGGGACGACGCCCGGCGCGACCAGGCCGTGCGCGGCGGGTGCTGGCGGGTGCGCATTGGCGAGGAGGCCACCGTCGAGCACGGCGCCGAGCTGGCCGACCACCTCAACCTGCATCGGCCATCGAAGGTCGGCTTTCACATCCCGAGCTGGATTTCGCATTTCGTGTCGCTATCGGACGCCGCCGCGGCCTTCCTGCGCGGTTTGCGGGACAAGACCAAGCTGCGCGACTTCAAAAACAACCACGAGGCCGCGCCGTGGGTGATCCACCAGCAGGAGCGCAAGGAGGACGCGATCCTGGCGCTGCGCGACGAGCGACCGCAGGGCCTGGTCCCGTCAGGAGGCGGCGTGGCCGCGCTGACGGCCGGGATCGACACCCAGGACAACGGCTTCTGGTACGAGGTTCGGGCCTGGGGGTGGGGCCTCGCCGCGGACTCCTGGCAGGTGCGATTCGGGTTCGTCGATTCGTTTGCTGCGCTTTCCGAGATTTTATGGGGCTCTGAATACCTCGATGCCAACGGAAACCGCTATGCGATCCGCCGCGCACTGATAGATTCGGGCGGCCACCGCACCAGCGAGGTTTATGATTTCTGCCGCATCAACGCGCGCAAGATCTGGCCAAGCAAGGGCGAGGGCCGCATGTCGGCCACGCTGCACCGCGTGCACAAAATAGACACCTACCCCGGGACCTCGCGGCTGATCACTGGCGGGATCCATTTGGTCCTGCTTTCCGTGAACCAGTACAAGGACCAGCTCGCCGCCAAGCTCGAGGTCGCGCCGTCAGATCCAGGGGCCTGGAAGCTATGCACCGACTGCTCTGCCGAGTGGGCCAGGCAGATGACGGCCGAGGTGGTCGACTATAAGACCGGTTTATGGATCAACCCGACAAGCCGGCCGAACCACGCCTGGGATTGCTCGGTGCTTAACATAGCCGCTGCAGACTTGAAGCCTGAGATACGTTTCTGGAAAAATCACGGCGACGTCCCGCCGCAGCCGGAGCCCGAAAAACCGAAAACACCGGTGCAGCAGGCCGTGGCGCAGCGTATGGCTGCCGTGCGGCGGCCGCGCGGAGCCGGATCGTGGATGGGGGGCATATGATCACCCTGAACTACTATAAAGACAGGCTTTCAGGCTCTCCGGTGGTGGTCTGCGGCGGCGGTCCGTCGCTGCCGGGCGACCTTAAAACAGTTTTCATAGAAGTTGAGCCGTATATCATCGCCGTGAAGCAGCACGCGCTTTTTTTGCAGCACGAGCTGAGGTTCGCGGTCGACTGGATCTGCTTTCTGGAGGACCCGGGCCGTCCGTCGAACGGCGAGCTGCGCACCGCGCTGATGCTGTCGCCGTGCGCGCTCAAGGTTTCGCCGTTCCCGAAGTGGACGGACGTGGACCTGGACGTGCCGTGGTGGAATGGTGGCTATTCATCGACGCTCGCTGTTTGGCTTGCGGGCTGGATGGGCGCCGAGGCGATCCTTCTGGCTGGGATGGACTGCTACCAGGGGCCACGCAAGTATTTTTACGACCGACCGGGCTACCGGCGGCAGAACAACAGCGAGCCGGTCGCCGACCACCTGCGGGCCTGGGCGCCGGCGCTTGAAAAATGCCCCAACGCGGACAGGATCCGGGCTGTGTCCGGTCCATTGATTGAAATTTTCGGGAGGTGGGTGGCATGAGCGACACGACCGAACCTGTTTTCGAGCTGGTTGACGGGCAGGCGATCGACGAGAGTGCGGCCTCGATGGCCGTGCAGGGCCTTAAAAACGAGCTTAACCGACTGCATGAGCTGCACAAGATCGCGGCTGCGGCGGACATGAAGGCGATATATGACGGCTTAGACCGTGCCGAGATCTGGACCCGCATCGTCGTCATCCAGGAGGCGCTGCTCGACGTGGCGCGCTGGCTGGTCAAAAAGGCCTAATAATGGCATCCAACGGGCACCGAGGCCGGCTGTTGATCGGCAAAAAGGACATCTGCGACTATTTAAATATTTCAACGCCGATGTTTTACGAGCTTATTCGCAAGATCGGCATGCCGGCGCGGGTGATCAACAACCGCTGGTATGCCCATTCCGACAATATCGACGACTTTTTCAGGCGCTACACCAACACGCGGGCCAGCGACGCCCCGGAATCAGCCGAATAAGGTCGTCAAGTCATTTAATAGCAATAATCCGTATCTGAGCAGTCATTTTCCGTCCATTTTCCGTTTTTGCCAAAAAACCGGGTGTATCCTGCAGTCGTATCGGCAGGAAACCCGGTTTTTGACTCAGGCAGGACGGAAAATGTGACCGAGTACGCCACCACCGAGCCAGAAAAGATCACCGCCGGCGATTACGTGCAGTGGAAACGCACGGCGTCCGGCTTTTCCATTCCAACCGGCGACGTACCGAAGGCCTCGGATGGGTGGGTGCTCACCTACGCCCTCGTCAGCTCCGGCAAGTCCATCTCGATCACAGCCGCCACCCACGAAACCGACGACTTCCTCGTCACGCTCACCGCCTCCGTCACCGCCGCCTACACCGCCGGGGTCTATTCCTGGCAGGCCTACCTCACCAAGTCCTCCACCTCCGAGCGCTACATGGTGGACTCCGGCGAGCTCCAGGTACTGCCCAACTTCGCCGCGCAGACCAAGGGATACGACGGCCGCAGCTACGTCAAGCAGGTGCTCGACGCCCTCGAAGCCAAGCTGCTAGGCCGCGCCTCCAAGGACCAGGAGGCGATGGTCGTCGGCGGCGAGATCATCAAGATGATCCCGCTGACCGAGATCGTGCGCCTGCGGGACCAGTTCAAGATGGCCTACGAAAACGAGCAGGCCGCCGAGCGCATCGCAAACGGCCTCGGCACCGGAAAGCAGGTGCTCGTGAGGTTTATCGATGATTAAAGCGCTGCGCACCTGGTACGCAAACCGCCGAACATTGAAGCCGGCCTTAAAGCGCGGGTTTGACGCCGCCAAGATCAGCCGGCTCCTGAACGACTGGGTCACGCAGAGCCTCGCCATAGACGCCGAGATCCGCCAGGGCGGCCGGGTGCTGCTCGCGCGCAGCCGGGACGTCTGCACCAACAACGTCTACGGCCGGCGCTTCCTCGCGCTGCTGGCCGCCAACGTGGTCGGCCCTGGCGGTATACGGCTGCAGAGCAAGGTCAAGCGCTCGAACGGCAAGGACCTGGACGATGATGCCAACCGCAAGATCGAGGCGGCCTGGCTGGACTTCTGCCTGCCGCGGCACTGCACTGTCACGCAGAAGCTCTCCTTCGCGGACGTCTGCGCCATCGTGATCAAGGGCCTCGCCCGCGACGGCGAGGTGCTCGGCAAGCTCGTGCGCGGATTCGGCAACCCGCACCGGTTCGCGCTGCAGCTGCTCGACCCGGAATACATGGACCACGAGTACAGCGACCTCGGCAAGAACATCGTGATGTCGGTCGAGCTGGACGACTGGAAGGCGCCGGTCGCCTACCACATATGCAAGTGGCACCCGGGCAGGAACGAGTACCCGTACCAGCCGCTGCAGGAGCGCCAGCGCGTGCCTGCTACCGACGTGCTGCACGTGTTCGAGGCCGAGCGCGCCGAGCAGACCCGCGGCTATCCGTGGACGGCCTCGGCCTTAAAGGAGATGCACCAGCTCGGACACTACAAGTACAGCGAAGTCGTCGCGGCCAGGGTCGCGGCGGCAAAAATGGGTTTTTTCGAGCGAAGCGGCGAGGGAGCCTACCCATACGACGACAAGGACGCCTCGGGCAACCTGATCGAGGAGGTCTCGCCCGGCAAGTTCCAGGAGCTGCCGGCCGGCTACAAGTTCACGACCTTCGACCCCACGCACCCAAACACGGCATTCGCAGACTTCATCAAAGCCGCGCTAAAGGCGATCGCCTCAGGGCTGAATGTCTCATATATCAGCCTGGCGAACG